TAAAGAAACCCTCAAAATTATCATGAACAAAACAAACGATGACTTAATTGAGTTTGTTGCAAACTTTCGCAAGGAGTTTAATACTTACGATGTCGAGACCATATCATTCCCCAGAGGTGTGAATGGATTGACCAAGTATCACGATTCTATGCATGTATACAAGAAAGGTACGCCAATACACGTTAAGGGAGTCTTATTCTATAACAAACTAGTTAAAGAACATAACTTGGGGATGCAATACCCATTGATAAAGAACTCTGACAAAATTAAATTTTGTTACTTAAAGGAACCCAACCCAATTCAAAACAATGCAATTGCTATTTCGACAAACCTTCCGACTGCGTTTGGTTTGGACAAATACATTGACAGAGAATTACAATTCGACAAAGCATATCTGGAACCAATTAAAACTATCACTGATACTATTAATTGGCATACGGAAAAACAATTTACATTAGACCAATTTTTCTAAGGAGAAAAAACATGAATTTAGCAGACAAATTAAAGAAAAACAGTAGTTTGAAAGACAGGGTTAATATCCTTGCAGACTCTCAATACTTGGGAAAAAAGGAACAAATCCCCACTGCAATCCCAGCAGTAAATATCGCATTCAGTGCATCCCCCACAGGTGGGTTTATATCTGGTCTTACGATGATTGCTGGGCCATCCAAACATTTTAAGACTGCGTTTGGACTATTGATGATGAAATCATATCTAGACAAATACCCAGAAGGTATTGCGTTATTTTATGACTCAGAATTTGGAACTCCGCAAGGGTACTTTGATACATTTGGTATCGATACGTCAAGAGTGGTACATACTCCGATTACAAATTTGGAAGAGTTTAAATTTGACATCGTGCAACAGTTAAAGGATGTCACCACAGAAGACAAGTTATTCATTATGGTGGATTCTGTTGGTAATCTTGCGTCGAAGAAAGAAATTGATGACGCAGAGGCCGGCAAAGGTACTGCTGATATGACAAGGGCAAAACAATTTAAATCGGTTTTCCGTATGATTACGCCCACGTTGAACATGTCAGATATCCCTATGATTGCAATCAATCACACATATGACTCACAGGGTCTGTTTCCGACTAAAGTCGTTGCTGGTGGAACTGGTATGTATTACAGTGCAGATAACATCTGGATTATTGGTCGCCAACAAGAAAAAGAAGGTACTGAGATTGCTGGATATAACTTTATTATTAATGTGGAGAAGTCGCGCTATATTAAAGAGAAGTCCAAAATTCCTGTTACGGTCAAGTTTGAGGGTGGTATCGACAAATGGTCTGGTTTATTGGACATGGCATTGGATGCTGGGTGTTTATCTCAGTCAGGTGCATGGTATCAGAAGGTAGATTTGAAAACTGGTGAGGTGTTAGATAAGAAGTACCGCGCAAAACAATTGAATACTTCTGAAGTATGGTCACCAATTTTGCAGTCAGAAACATTTGTTAATTATCTTGCAGACCGTTATGCGATTAGTAGTGGTGATATTATGCCAGATGCGGAAGTTTTGGAAACTTTGTTGGAGAGTACAGATGATTAAGGATAGTGATTTTACTATAATGGAGTCTGATAGTGAAGAGTTTTTCGCATTCAAACTTAATACTGGTGAATATGAGGGGGTTATTTTTAGATTTGGGAAAGTGTCAGGTAAAGAATCTAAGATTGTGACCCGACAAGACCCAGCTGATGCAAAAATCGACTTTGAATACGTTGCATTAGTCCCAAATGAAAAAAATACGCTAGAAGAGCTTGACAAAGATGAAAAATTTGGTATAATAGCAGGACAGATTCTAAAACATGTTCTAGAAACTTCTATTGCAGATTTAGTCGATAGTGCGCCAGTCAATAACAAACAGGGGTTAATACTTCCAAATGGACTACAACAATGATTTCAAATATGATTTGCAATGGGGTAAGAAGGGTGAAAATGTTGTTGCAGAAATTGTAGAGGGTGATAAGACTGAAGTGAAGTCCGAAAGAGATGGATGGAACAGAACAGGAAACCACTTTGTAGAATTCGCATCTAGAGGTAAGGCTAGTGGTATTGCGACAACTCATGCAAAGTGGTGGACTGTCAATTTTTTTCTTCACGATGAATTTAAATTTAATGTCACCGTCCCTTCTGCAAGATTGCGAAGCATGTGCAAGAATAATGGATATCGAATTGTACAGGGGGGAGATAGTAATACCTCTAAAGGGTTTCTGGTTCCAGTAAAGGATTTGGTTTCTACATCATGAAATTTGTAATTAAAGAAGTGGACAAATTTACTGCAACTGAATTTATTCAGTCGTTGCATTACTCCAAGATAATGCCTAGGTTGACGAAGCATTATCTTGGTTGTTTCTTAGTTGACGAACTTGTTGGTGTACTGACCCTTGGATGGGGTACACAACCCAAGGCAACAATCAATAAACTATTTACTGGTCTTGATACATCTGATTATTATGAAATAGGAAAGATGTGTATGACTGAAGAAATGCCAAGAAACTCCGAATCTCAGATGATATCTGGGGTTGTAAAGTGGATGAAAACTAATACTCCAGAAAGAAAGTTTTTATTCACTTGGGCAGATGGTATCATGGGTAAGCCAGGATATGTATATCAGGCAGCGAACTTCCTCTATGGTGGTTCTATCCAGACGCAAATTTATATTAGTCCAGAAGGTGAAAAAATTCACCCAAGGTCTAGTAAACGATTGTGTGAAGAGAATGTCATATTCGAAAAGAATAGAGACCCAGAGTTTTTTAAAGATAGAAAAGGAGAGAAGATATATTGGTTAACACAAGATTTTTTAGATGCGAAGGGTATCTCCAAAATATTTGGCCGGCAGTTCAGATATATATTACCAATGAACAAGAAGTCCCGAAAACTGTTGAGTAAGTCTACAGTCGAATGGAATTTGAATTATCCGAAACATATAGATTTAATATGGCATCAGTCAAGTAAAACTGGAAAATTCCAACTTGAGGAAATGCCAAATATCGAGTCTGATGTAACGGAATACAATGAGAAGAATATTAATAGTCACAAAAAAAATATTCCTGTCTCACTAGATAATTTTTTAATATGAGGAATATATGGAACTAAGTGAACTTACAATACTACAAAATCTAGTCAGTAATGATGAATATGCTCGGAAAGTTTTGCCATACTTGAGTGTGGATTACTTTCAAGAACCTAAAGATAAGAAACTCTTTGAGTTGGTGTACAATCATATAGAGAAGTACAACGGTACGCCTTCGAAACAGAGTTTGTTGATAACTCTAAATGAAATGAATCTGAAAGATTCTTTTTATGAGGAATGTGTAGAAACTATAAAAGTTATCGAAAATACGGATGATACTGTTAGTATCGAATGGTTAACCGACTACACAGAACAATGGTGCAAGGACAAGGCACTATATAATGCGATTATGAAGTCTATTGAAATTGTCGGTGAGGATGGTTCCAAGAACTACGATAAGGGTAGTTTGCCGAAAATGTTACAAGATGCCTTGGCGGTGTCCTTTGATACTCATATCGGTCACGATTTTATTGATAACGCATCTGAAAGATTTGATTTTTACCAGAAGGTGGAAGAAAGAATTCCCTTCCATTTGGAAAAGTTGAACTTGATTACAAAGGGTGGGTTACCTAAAAAGACATTGAATATTGCACTCGCTGGTACTGGTGTGGGTAAATCCCTGTTTATGTGTGATTGCGCTGCAAATCATATGATGATGGGACACAATGTTCTGTACATAACTATGGAGATGTCTGAAGAGAAGATTGCTGAACGAATAGATGCAAATCTATTGAATACCAGTATACAAGATGTCGCAGATATGCCTAGGGATTTGTTCGAAAAGAAGATAGAACGCATCAGAGCGAAGACTACTGGTACTCTTATTGTGAAGGAATATCCGACTGCATCTGCTAATCCAAACCACTTTCGTCATCTGTTGAATGAATTGCATATGAAGAAGAATTTCGCACCAGACATCATCTATGTAGACTACCTAAATATATGTGCATCTGCTAGACTTAAATTTGGTGCAAATGTAAACTCGTACACCTACATCAAATCTATTGCAGAAGAATTGCGAGGTCTTGCAGTCGAGTTTAATGTGCCTATTATGAGTGCAACTCAAACAACCAGAAGTGGGTTTTCAAATTCAGATGTTGGTCTAGAAGACACATCAGAGTCTTTTGGATTGCCTGCAACGGCGGATTTGATGTTTGCCCTTATATCGACGGATGAGTTGCAAGAGTTAGACCAAATATTGATTAAACAATTGAAAAATCGATACAATGATTTGAATACGCATGGTCGGTTCGTTGTCGGAATTGACAGACCGAAAATGAGATTATATGATGCAGAAGAAAGTGCCCAAGATGATTTAATAGCTGATACCAGTTCATCATCTACCCCCACGGCATTTAAAAAGAAAAACACAAAAATTGGAAAAATGGAAATAAACATATGAGCGATGATACTGTAAACGAGATTGAAAATGAAGAAGCCGTCAATGAAATTGAAATGACGGAGATACCAGAGTCGGATGAAACAATTCAACCTACTGCTAGTAAATCCTTTATTGCGATGTGGGATGATGTATTGCCTCCCGACTTTTGCGATGAGGCAATCCAACTCTTTGAAGAAAATCAAGTATTCCATGTTGATAGGAATGAAGAGTTTAGAGGTGGACATAAACAATTCAAAGAATTGAATTTGTATAGTAATGATTTGGTAGAAGAGAACCCACGATGGGGTCAGATGTCTATGTATATTCTTCAACAGATACAAAAGTATACTGAGATGTATCGAAGAACCTATAATATTGATTTCTTTCCAGAAGAGTGTGTCAACGAAGAAATTCGCATGAAGAAATATGACCCAGAAAACAAGGACGAATTCATGTATCACGCTGATGTTGGTGACCATGCATCTGCAAAACGATTTCTGGTGTGTATGTTTTACTTGAATGACGTAGAAGAGGGTGGTCGCACTACGTTCCCAGATTACGGTATTGGTATTGAGGCCGTGAAGGGAAGACTTCTAATATTCCCCCCATTCTGGACACATCCACATCAGGGAGAGATGCCAGTCTCTAACGCAAAATATATCATTGGGTCGTATCTTCAATATAGGTAACCATCCTTTTTATATAAATAGTGGTAATATATTAAAAGGATGATGCATTGGCGAACCTTACGGGTGGTGTCTATATAACCTTTCAGAAACCATACTTAGATATGGTTTCTGAATTAATAGGCAATAAAGATAGAATAAAGTTAGACGGTAGTCTGCAAGTTGTTGAGCATACAGAAGAAATACAAACATTTCTCCAGTTGGTCAAAGACAGAAATGAAAATAAACTAGATAAACTGTTAAAACCCTCTGGTAAATTTTCTGCGATATTTAACGGTATGCCGTGGACTAAAATAGATAAAAGTCAGTTTACCAATCTTGGTGGCAAATCTGACGGTAAGTCCACTCAGCTCCAAGAACTCGCATCTCTATTTGCAATTCAAAAATCTATTGAGAATAATGGATACTCAAACCAGAAGAAGTTTTATGAACTTTATAGAGAAGATTTAAAGTCCATATATCCCGACATGAATGAAGAGTGGGAAAATACATTCTTCCAGCAACAACTTACCACATATAGAGAAGTAGGCAATACTCCATACAAACACTACTCTAGGGATGGTGGATTTATGGATTATATTACGAATATATGTAAAAAGAAGTATAAGATTGCGAAAAAAGATACATGGAACCCAGCTGATATATGGTTGGTTACTGATTTCGGTAGAGTTAAACAGGATTTGAAGAGACATGTAGAGGATGACGTAACTCCAATAGAAGAGTTTAATGCAATTCTAAGAGACATGTTTCACGCAAGAAAGATTATTGGAATTTCACTTAAAAAAATGTCGGGTAAAACCGCAAAGTGGGAGTTAGTTAACCTAGAAAACATGGATGTTTTTGATAACGATGAATATGCATTTAATGTAAAAAGTACTTCAATAGATTTGCAGTTGAAGGGTAATAATGCATTTAAGAATTCGGACACTAAAATCATAGTAAGCGGTAAACAGGGTGATGTGAAGTTCCAAATACGACAAAACAGTGCTGGTTTTAGTAATCTTAAAATCGAAGGAACTGATTTGGGTGCAACATCTGCTAGGTTGGGTAAGGTTCCTCTATCTATGGCTGCAACATTATTTAGTAAGTC